AAGTTGTACGATTCAATATAGATCATGGCCGAATAGCCGTTATATTGAATCTGTACGTTTGTGGGCGAGGGATATATAGTGAGGGTCTGACCCGGCTGTACTGCGGGTGGAGCTATAGCTTGTCCAGACGCATTCGTTGGAACTATCGTTGCTCCAACGGGGACAACGGTGGGGGTTGAATTGAATGTCGTGTCCTTGAAGACACACACAGGTATCTGTGACACAGGTCCCGTCTGAACAACTGGGGGGGTCAGAAGTGTGTACTGAAAATTGGTCTTGTTGAACATGGAACCGTTTGCACTTCCCGACGGCTGGGTAATTGTGTTGGGGTCCAGAGCAAATGAGTATAAGTTGATCCCAGGAAGAGTGACTGTATCCCCAGCTGAGAAGCGGAAGTTTTGGATATTGCGGAAGAAGTTCACGTTCTTCGTGACAAACCGGTCCGTGCCATCGAACGTCAGGTTTCCTTCCAGGAGAATGTTTTGGGAATCCATTGAGTTCGAAAGCTGGATTCCAGTAGAGTACCATTGATCGGGAGTCGCGGGGGCAGTGAGTGTCGGCAGGACGCTGGGGTACGTCTGCACTGGGGGGTAAAAGATAGAGTCCCAGTTCGTGTAATTGTCCCAATCGTTCAAGAGAAGTCGGTCTTGACGCTGAAACAGGGATACAACGCGTGTGCACAGATTGTACATTGGAATCGTTATGTTGTTGTATCCGTACTGGTTGTTGTTCTTGAGGTAGCGGACTTGAGTAATGAGGAACGAGCGGTCATGTGCCGCAATGTATGCACGCTCCGTATCTGTTAGGAAAATGTAGTTGGCTTCAATGTAGGGGTTGAGGTTCCAGCTTACCAGAGAGGGGTTTGTCGGATTTCCCATCGTGTCAGGGTACGACAGGTAATTCTGGATTCCGAGGAAAGAGTCTCCCGGGTTTCCTGTCACGCGGGTTTGGAATGTAGGATTGGTCGCTGCCGTTCCACGAGTGTCCAGGATAGTGAAGAGGTTGTATATATTGCGGAAGGTGATTTGGATAGATACTTCGGTCTGCGGCATGGCCACCAGGGGAATAGACTGTCCGATCTCTTCACAGAACCAGAAAGAGAGTGGGATGTTGAGCTGGCGGCCGCGAATGGAGGGAGCGGGAGGTGCGGTATTTGTAGAGGAGACGTTGATGGCATTGGGGTACTGGTTCGTGCGTCCTGGGGCATTGGCGGGGTCGTGCATGTCCAGTGTATTTCCGGTCATGGCATTCAACTTTGCTCGCTGTGTTCCACTCTCCTTCATATAACTCTTGATCTTTATCCACTCTCCAGTGACTGTAGCCATAGCCGTTCCATTGAAAAGAATCGAAGCAGACTCGATCATATTGTACCCGAGGTTACGCGACCACTGGAAAGCAGTCTCGTACGCGAGCGATGTAGTCTGGTCGAATCCAGATAGAGGGGACCAGATGTCGGGGATCTGGACACATACGTAGCAGTCATGGAGCAAATCAGCATAGCGAGGAACCGGGAACGTGAACGTCTTTGTTCCGGCAGGGGGAAGCGTAGTGTCCGTCACATGTGCGATATTCAGCCTGAAGTGTTCCATCGCGAAGTTGGTCGTACGCTTATACATCTTGTTGAAGTACGTCATGGAAGGGTTTCCATTGACAAATACGTTTTGGGCACCAAAGCCAGTGAGCTGAACGAGTCCACCACCCATTCTTACTATATTATCTTATAGGGTATGATTAATGTATCGGAACTTGCCGTATATCATTATTGGAATCCTTGTCCTCTTTGTGTTGATTCACTCGTACATGAGCGTTCGCTTCGGATACGACTGGATCGGGACACAGACACGAAAGGTAATTCATGGGGCGTATACGCGGAGCAATTCGGTTCACGAACTCTACCCCATCCCCCCTGTTCCGTTCATGGACCGGTTCTCGGAGTTCACGAAGATCCCCAAAATGAAGGAGAGTGGACAGGCACCTGGGACAGCCTATTACTGAGGATTGTTGATCACCGCATTGGAGGAGACAAACATATTGAGGGTCTTCTTCTCCCCTTCGGGAAAGACAGTCCTGTTGTTTGCGAGGACGAAACCATTGCCATTTGTACAGCACGTAGGCTTCCACGAAACACCATTTGATCCTTTCTGGGCGTTATAGACCGCTCCCGCCTGAAATGTTGTGTACGTCGACGAATACGCGGCCTTCTGAGACTGGGGATAATATCTGTAATACTGGTTGACCGCCGCCCGCTTCTTCATCGACGTCACTTCAGACGCACTGGAAAAACGCACCTGCTGGCTCAAGAAGACTGGCGAGCCGTCGAGTGTCACTGTAGAGTAGTACTCTGCCATTTGATTTACACGTAGAAAAGGTTAATCATAAAATGGCACCAGTTCGGTTTCTACTTGTATCAACACACACTGAGCAGGTTACAGGGTACTCGAAGGTCTCCTACAACCTCCTCAAGCAGCTGGGAACTCTGACCCCGCTTGTCAAGATCTTTCACTTTGGATTTCAGCGTACCCCTGCCCGTCTTCCCCAGCCAGCTCGCCCGCTCAAGGGCGTCATCCAGTACGATGCTGCGGCCAACGAGGACCCCAAGGAGCAGGGGTTCGGGTTCAACAAGTTCAAGGAGTATGTCGAGACGGTCAACCCCGACATCATCATGATTTACAATGACCCTATTATCATCAACCAGTTCATCCAGCAGACGAAGGATATGGAGAAGCAGTGGAAGCTCTGGGTATACCTTGACCAGGTGTACAAGGGTGCGGATATGGGTCTCCTCCGGAACATTGAGAACGCCGCAGACCGTATTATCTGCTTCACGGATACGTGGAAGGCCCATCTCATGACCCGCCTGACCACGCCTAACATCAAGATCGATGTCATGGAGCACGGTGTAGACACCCTGGTGTTCAAGCCCATGGCGGACTCGGAGCGTATGGGGATTCGCAAGAACCTCAGCATTCACCCGAACGCCAAGGTGTTCTTGAACATGAACCGCAATTCGCAGCGTAAGCGTCTTGATCTCACGATCATGGGATTTGCCCGCCTGCTGAAGAAGCTCCCCGACGAGACGCTTCACCTGCTCCTTGTCACGGGCGTCAAGCCGGAGGGCGGAGCGTTCTACCAGCCTCTCCAGATCTACCTCAACGAACTCGAGCTCCTGGGACTGGACAACTTGAAGTATGGTACGCGTGTATCGATCGTGGACACCACGCCTCCCACGGCCTACTTCAACGACGAGGCCATCAACCAGCTGTACAACGTGGCGGATGTGGGCGTGAACACCTCGAACGGCGAGGGTTTCGGTCTGTGCCAGCTGGAGCACATGGCGACGGGTGCCACGCAGGTCGTTCTGGATCTGGACTGCTACAAGGCGTTCATGACTCCTGAGACGAGCGTGCGTTGCCCCCTGACGTCTTACTCTTACCTCCAGATGACCGCTGGCGTGGGTCTGACGGAGTACACTTCAACCGCCGAGGAGGTTGCATCTGCGATGGAGAAGTCTCTGGGTATGCTGGGCCGCGAGACCTCTGAGAAGTGTATTTCAGTGGCCCGAAGCCGCCCGTGGTCTAAGATCTGCGACGCGTTTCTCGAGAGCATCCTCGAGAAGAAGGATTAAACCTAATCATACGTGAAAAACTGAATCCGATCTTCCTTGAGTGTACCTAATTTGAGCAGTCGTTGTTTATCCCCAAACGCCGACTCGTCAAACACCTCTTTGGTATCCGGATCCACCAAGAACACGAAATCTTTGACTTTCACCTTCTGTATCCGCCGCTTGCGTTTCATCATGTTCTTGAGGTATGACGCATCTAGCTCGTCGTCCTTGATATTGGGGTTGAACGCCATATCTTCGCTCTTGGTGGTGCTGTCAAACCGCATACACTGAAGCACGGGCTTCTCGCGAGAATGCAATTTGCGATGAATCTCGCAATCCACAGCCGCCTGCTTGATCAGACGCGTAATCCCCGCAGTGATTCGCTCTTTCTCGTACGACACTTCGTACAGGAACTCGTCGCTGGTCATGAATGCCTCGGGTGCTCTCCCACCGCCCTCCGGCAGATTGTACTTCTTGGGACTGGTGTCCGCCCTCCGAATAGGAACGATATTGAAGGCGGTATTCGATGACGCCTGGTCCTTTGTGAACACGGACACGTAGAACGATATGCGGATCGTGCGTTCTTCCTGCGGAACCGTTTCGACCTTGATAGATCCCTCTGACAGAATTTGGTGGGTGGCATGGGAACATAGACGGATACCGCGTCCAATCACCTGGTCGTGCCGGGCAGGGTTCCAGTGTGGTTCCATGATGTGGAGATGCCGAACATTCTTCAAGTTAATACCCTCTGCACCACTCGATGTGGCCATCAGAATACACAGGAGTTTCTTTCCACCTCGCTTCAG